GTGCTTATAACACTCTCTAAGTTTAATTTATTCATTTTTCTAAAATTATACGGCTCTAAATCAAATACACCCTCAACGCTAAATCCTTTCAATATACCATCCTCTTTAACCTTTGCCCAAGCTTCGTCATTCTCTACTTTAGCTGCGATAAACCAAGTACCGTCAGCTACATTCTCAAAACCAGAGGGGGCTGAAATGCCTAACTCTGCATCAGTTATAAAGCTCTGATATATATAAACTCCGTCAAGTATTTTAAAAGCGTTATGCTCTTCGTTAAAATTATTGTGCTTATTCTCTTTGAATAGCTTTTGTACGAGTGCTTTGATAGTTTCTTTTTTGAAAATAGCGTAATATTCTCCTCTCTCATCTCTACGATAGATTGGTAAATCTGGCACCATTGCAGCACCCATCACAATTCGCTTATCTTCATTGATTACCTCAAATTTATGTGGAGCAAATGCTTGATAGTTCAACCCTATTGCTGGTCTATCTACTAAAGCTATCGCTTGAAGTCCCTCGACCTCGTCAGTAAGTTTAAATTCGATAAAAGGTAAGTCCATCTACTTATATATACCTATACTGCTAAAAAAGGGTAATTAGTCCTTTTATATAATAGTCCTTTATTTGTCCAAGCTATTGTACTACGGTTGCTCTGCTATAAACTCCGTCTACGTTTCTTGATACGCTGCGTATATCTGTTTCAGTAACAATAACTTTAGTAGTCGGTACGTCTGTGTCTACAAGTGGGCTTGTAAATCCTCTGGGCTGTATCCCAGCTAATCCACCGCCAAGAGCTTGACTAACTTGTGAAGTGTTAGGAGATTGTACACCTTTCTCCCCACCTTTAAATTTAGTCTTTGCTATTGTAGCAATTTGTGCCGCACCAGCAGCAGCTACCAAACCACCAGTAACAAAACCAGCAACACCACCTTGACCAAAAGCCTTAGTAACACCTTGTGCTGTATTCTGTATCGCTTGACCTATACTAACTGCTTTATTAATCTGAAACGCTTTTTTCTGGTCTCTCTCGTTTCCAGCAGCTAACGAGTCTGCTATATTGGTTATTGCACCTAAAGCAAGTTGCCTAAGTTCCTCTCTATCTGCTTCGGCATCTTCATCGTCTTTTTTCATCTTTGCATTCTTTGCCTCATTTGCTTCGACGGTTGCTTCAAATACTGCTTTGTTGGCTTCTATGTTCTTTTGCCTACTCTCTTCTAGAAAAGCATCTAATTCAATCTGTGCGTCTACCTTAGCTTGAGTTTCCTCTTTTGCATTATCCACTATTTCTTGAAGCCTCATTCTCTCCTCTTCTTGACGCTCCATCTCCAAATCTCTAATAGCTTCTGCTTGTTTGACTTTATCTTCTATTTGTTGTGCGTCAAATAATTCTCTTTGGTAAGCTAATTCAGATTCAGATTGAGCTAAAGCCTTATCCATCTCCATACGTTCTCTGTCTAAAGCTAGGTCGTTCACCTTTTGCTCAGACCTAAAGCCCTCTACTTGTGCTAAAACTCCTTGCTTATTTGCTAACGCCTCTATTAACGCAGTTTGTGTTTCAGTATTTTTATTGGCTGCTACTGCTTGTTGAGCTGCTGCTACTTGCAAATCAGCTTGAGCAATCATAGCTTTTTCTTGCTCGTCTAAGATTTTACCTAACTCGTCATTCGCTTTTTTACGTTCTGAAAGGCTATTACGTTCTTCGTCTCTTATCTGTCTTTGCTTCTCTGCTTGTATATCAAATTTCTCAACTAATAAACCTTGCTGAGCTGCTGCTATGGCTGCTGAGTTTTTAAGCTCTGTATTTGCTTTGGCTATCTCATAAGCACCCTTAACGCTAATATTTTGCACACCCTCTACGACACCACCGACAACGCCACCAATCTCAGTAACTGCTTTGCCCATATTATCGACTACACTTTTACCAGATTTTACTGCTTCTTCTGCTGTCTTTTTAATTGACTCTTGAGTATCCTTAACATCCTTTGTAAGTTGTTTTATTTTCTCTTGGTCTTTACCACCAAAAGGAGATTGCTCCCAAGCTAACTGGGCTTGTTTTAGAGTTAGTACAATAGCATCAAATGCAAGTTTTAAAGGAGTTACAGCAATAGTTAGCAAACCTTTCATAACAGCAGTTAATCCACTAAATCCATTACTTGCTTTGGATACAGCTTCAAAAGTATTAAATACAACTCCAAAAAGTTTCTCAAATAATACGCCAACAGTACCTAGAGCCGTACTGAGTGCATCCATTATTTTTTGATTCTTAGAGATAGCATCATAAAACAACTTAATAGCACCAACGACAATACCAATTCCCAACGCCTTTAAACCAGTACCAACAGCTTTAAGACCTTTAGAGAATACCCCACTCATTTTTCCAGCTTTTTTCTGAGCATCGGCTGTATCTTCAAAACCTTTTTTGGTCTTTTTCAACTCGCCATTCATAGTCTCAATTTGCTTTTCTGTATCAGACGCAGCTTGACTCAACGCTTTAAATTCATCGCTGCCATCGTCACCCATATCGTCTAACAACTTTTTAGCCTCTTTTAATTGCTCGTTAAGTTCCTCTATTGTCATATCTCCTTTCTGGAGATTTATTATTAAGTCTAATGCTACTCTTTTATCTGGCATATTATAGTTTAATTATTCGGTATACTAAGTTTATTATTAAAGACGTTTCTGGTTCAAACGTCATATTATTATTGGTTGTTACTTTAAGCCCACTACCAAAGTGTATAGGCGTTGTGTTATGGGCTGCTATTTCTAATAGGTCTGTATTGTTATCTGTACCAAAGAAAGCTGCTGGTACTTTGGCTATTAAATGCTCTGTTGCATCATCTTCCACTATATCTACTTGGTGTGTTCCACCAATCGCAGCGTTTCCGTTTAACCTTACATATCCTCTCGTCACTTCATAAAATTCATTATCTGGCAAAGGAGGTAATACTTCCAATTCTGTTTCTAAGTTTGTTAATACATCAAATGGCAATACAAGTGTTTTTAGCTTTTCAGCAAATAATCCATTTATATACGTTTCATCTGGTCTATTGCTTTCTATAAGTGGGCTATTAATTAATGCTAAATTATCTGCCATAGCACTAACATTATCGCTACCCACTATCAGAGAGTTTTTAGAGTTAAGACTCTGCTTAACATTACTTGAAGCTACAATAGAACGAGTACCACCTTTTACACTATCTCCAAATTGTAAAGTATCTTGCCCAGTTCCACTATTTCCATTAGGACTTACAAGCATATCTCCAGTAGGTACTGGCGTATCGTCTGTAAAATCGTCCTTACCTCTATTGATATTTTTTACCTCTGGTACGAAAGCATCTTTTGGCTCTACCTTTAAAAACATACATTTAGTAGTATCTTCAGACATTGCGTCAAAATCCTCTACCTTTAGCAATCTCCAGTAACTACCATCAATATAATAATTTTTTCTAAAATTAAGTTCTTGATAATCGTATGGTCTAAGAGATAAAAAGCACTCTAATATCTTACTATTTTTATCTGTGATTTCTTCTATATATTTTTTCCAATATATATTGTAACAATTATTGTTGCTATAAGCAAGAGTAAATTTATTTCCGTAACTGAAGTCATAATATAGTTGTTTAGGTACAAACCAGTTTAAATCAAAAGTAGGGTTGTAGGGATTATCTAAATGCCCAGCGTAAGGATATTCAAATGTTAATTGCCCAGCAAAACTCCAAACGTCTTTAGGGTCTAATAATCCACCCCAATATAATAGACGTATTTTAGCTGTTGCATCTACTTGTTGATTTTGCTCATTAACAAATCTCATTGAAGATATTATCCTACCTACATTTGGAATACTTTCTAATGGAGTAGGTGCAAATATTGTTGTAATCTGCTTATCAGCATCTATAAAATCATTTTCTACATTTAAAGTTAACTGTCCATAAACCTCATCATTAACCTTATTGTAAGCGTCGTTATGATAATCTTTGTCTAATTGGTCTTTGAATATAAACCTATTTGAGTTTAATGCTCCCATAGGGACAATCTTATAATCTTTTGACCTATCGACTTTACTATCTAAATTGACTCTCTCATCTGTAAGGAAACCGTCTCTAGTTTCTATTATTAATTTGTTAGCATCAATAGCATCATATTCTACATAAAGATTAAAACGCTTAATAATACTGCTTAAGAAATCTGTTTGTTTTATTTGCTTAGGAATAACTGCTTTAGTAAGCATAGTGTCTCCTATGCCTATTTCTGTTTCTAAAAATGTACTAGCAAATGTAGAATCAGCTTGTATTAATACTTGAAAATCTGCACTATTAACTCTTGTAATTAATCGATTGAGTACAAGACCACCAATATTAAGTAATTGTGTTGCATATATTTCTAATCCACCAAAAGCTAAAAAGTATTTTCCTCCAGCTTGTACATCTATTTGCCCAGTCTGAAAAGGTAAGTCGCCTATTGTTATACCGATTGGCACACCACTTAAAGGATTAGACTCCAGCTCTGTGGTAATATCGAATTTCATAGAGTCAACTATTTTATAAGCTCCATTTAATTCCTCTACTAAATAAGCATTCAAATAACCCTTAAAGCTATCTGTTAATATATCTGGGCTAGGTTGTGAAAAGTAGTTTAGTTGGTCTGTTTCGTTTTGACTCGATTCTGTATATAGTAGGTTTAAATTTAAAAGACCTTGAAACGACATTTTATTAGGGTCTGTGGCAATATATTTACCAGTTGCCGTATCAAACTCATCTGTACAAGTGTTGTAAAAATCTTCTGAGAAATCGAAAACAGCTTCAGCACAAGCTAAACTTTCTATAACGCCACCATCAGCAATAACTCTTTTTTGATAACCAGATAAGCTATTATCCTCATCAAATAAAACAATACTATTTTGTAGATTAGAAACATCGTTTATATTCTGACATTGTATAGTCTGTGTGGTATTCCTTTTTACATTAAACTCCTTACATAATATATCTGCATTATCAAGTAGGATTTTACCACTACCATAGGGTACAATAAGTCGTTTGAATAAATCACTATTAAAAAATGTACTATCGTATGTAAATCCAGCCTCTGTAAGTATTGTATCAATATATTGCTTAACATAAATTGCTGGTTTAAAATCTTCTAAAGCCCAGTTACCATAACTTGTTCTGCCACCTAAATCAATCATAGGGTAAACATACCCTTGACCTATTGTAGCAGTCCAGCTATTTTGTATGTTAGTTCTGTTCCAAGTATGGTTTAAACTAGACAAATCTAAATCCTCTAAATATTTGCCTCGTATCTTTTCAAATAAATCTCCTATCTTCCCAGTAGCTTGTATCTCGTAGTTAATTAACCCATCTACATTTTTAATAGACTTTAATTGACAATAGCCATCAATAGCAGTAACACCGTCTTGGATTATCTGGTAGCTTGTTTTAAGATTAGGGTTAAATGTCTGAAGGTCTATATTGACATCAAATGCGTGTTCAAAGATTTGGTTAACAATTCTGTTCTCTGGTATTGTAATAGTCTTAGAGAAATCCGTCAAACGTTTCTGAGGGTCATTTACATCGTACGCCTCCTTTGTCAAAGGTACAGCACCCTCGTTATGTGGTATTGAATACCCAGCTATTATATGCTCTATTACCATTGTCGCTTATCGCTATTATCAACCTCCATACTAACTTCCATAGAATATACTTGACCATTTTCGCTCTTAGCGTGTTCAAATGTGCTACCAGTTACATTAACTGCCATAAAGTTGCTACCATTTTTCCAGAAAACCTCTGGAGACGAAAACAAGTCCTCTAAGCCCTCAACTTCAAAATCTTTAAGTAATCTACTATTTAATGCGTAATTGTCTTTTAAAGACGTATGGAATGCTCTCTTACGCTGTGCATAGGTATTATGAGTTATGCTACTTGCTCCAATAGTGCGAGTATTATACTTAGCAAAGTTCTTTGTAATATTTGTAGTTTGATTAGATTTACCACTAAACGTAAAGCTATCATATCCACCCTTTCTATTTAACCAATGTAGCTCGTAATCTGTATAGGTGTTTTCGCAGTCATCTATTTCAAACATTATTGTTTTAGTAGCCCATACATCTTCCGTAAAGTTCAGTATCCTTAAAGCGTAGTATTTTACATTTGTCATTACTGGTGTTGTACCCCAACTATGCGAAGCAATCTCAGAAGCACCCACATCAAGCGTATATAACCCAGCAGTATTTGCAGCAGTCATTGTAGTTTGTAATATTGTGCTAAACGTATCGTCCATAGTTAGCAAATATATTTTATAGGCATCGCTATTACCCCCCCTCATAATCCAACTTGCTTGATATTTCTGTGTAGACCTTACCTTTAAAAAGTTATTTGCTTTGCCTAAATTAAACCACTCAGCCTCTTGCTCAAATCCATTTAGAAACTCTTTGTCGGTTTCGGCAGAAGCATCCTCTATACTCCAGTTATAATAGTCCTTAGCTCCTCCAGATAAATCAGCCCATTCAATATACTTAGGTGACGAGTTCCAACTATTAAAAGTATTGCCACTTACTGCACTTCCTTGTAACGCACCACTATAATACTCTTGAAAAGCTATTTTAAAGTCTTTTAAGGCACTTTGTGATATGTCCGTAGTGTCTCCAGTTAGAATAGAATAATCGCTGCTTACAAACGATTGTATAATATTTTGGATATCTGTTACAACTTGCGTAGCTGAGGGGATAGTATTTAACTGCAAAGTGGCAATCTTTGTATTATCCCCAGTTGGGTCTGTAAACAAACTTGCTATAACTTTAAATCCACTCTCAGAAGTATTTGTGCTACTGACTAAATATTCAATAGGAGCAAAACTCGGCTCTGGTATATTGGTTGTCGGTTGGTCTTGAATTGTAAGTGCCATCTATTTATATATACTAAAATAGACAGATAAATTTAGGGTAATAAAAAAGCCCCCATTTCTGAGGGCTAATTTAATAATAAAAATATAATATTATTTTAATAAATACTATTACCATCATAACTATTAACGTAATGATATTTCTTTGTAGATGTTATATAATTAAATATTTCGTAATTATTTGGATGTATCTTACCTTTTGTTTGTTCAATCCATTCAAACGCTTCTTTAAATTCTATTTCAATACTTTCTGCACTTCTAATATCTTCCAGTACATCAACTAAAGATTTTAAATTTTGTAATGTATAACCACCTTTATGGATTATAATGTCTATTTGATTTGCTATGTGTTTTGTCATTTTGTTATTGTGTTTGTTATTATGTGTACAAAGTTAATACAAAATATTAGAATACAAAACTTTTTTTTAATCGACCTTAATAATATCTATTATATACTTACGATATTGCTCTAATAGTTTAGCCTCAAAGTCTAACAATTCTTGGTCATTAATTACACTAGAATAAAAGTCAGTTTTATCAAGACCATTTTTCCAGATACTATAAGCTATTGCAAAAGCTATGCTGTTTCTTATCTGTTCAGCATCTCTACGCTTACCAGATTTTGTATTTTTACCTCTTGGCTCTGTTATACCTCTGTTGAGCATAAATTTGCGTATAGCTGAAATAGGAGGTGCGTTTTTCCAAGAAAAAGGACTTTTGTATTTAAAACGACTTATACCAGTATTTCTTACTGCTCCACTTACACCCTCGTCAATAAATTGATAATATGGTGGCATAGCTATCTGTATTTTAAATCCTCTTGCAGTAATTGTTACTGGTTTAGTATTTAACGCTCCTATACTCTGAGCAGTAGCTCCACTAGCGACCCTACCAACGTCATATAGCGATTGTACCAGTTCATCGACTATCTTTTGCCAATACTGGTTAATCATAGCTATTAATCTTTTATCTTGCATTTTTCTCGTAATCTTCTTTCTCTACCATATAAGCCCACCAGTTAAGGAATTCTATTGCTCCTAATTTAGTCGACTCGTTAATACTTATGTTGTGTAAATTTGCCATAGCTGATATTATGCTGAAGAGTCCCCATCGTTTTGCAAAATCTGCTTGGTCATCTCTAGCGTCTCCCCCATCCACTTGCTCAAAGAGTCCTCTGTATCGTTCAAGTAATCGTTCCAGAGATTCCAAAAAAAAACAAAGACATTCCATACATCTTGTAAATCTACTTGCTGAATTAGCTTAGCCCTTTCCTCTAAATTTAATTTGTCGTCTCCATATTCACCGCCTTTAGGTCTACTCATAGCTGCTAAAAGTAAGTGCATTACCTTAACAGCTTCGCCTTGATGGTTACTTCTAATATTTATAACATCAAGTAACTGCCCACTCGTTAGCTTTTCTGGCTTATGTTCTAAATGATATTGAGTGCCATTTAAGAATATCTTACTTTTAATTCTTAGCTTTTCTAATAGCTTTACGTTAAAAGCGTTTAAATCGTCTACTATCTTTTTAAATTCAGACATCTTAATCTTAGAGGCTTCCTCGTATGTTATGTCTTTTATAGCTGCTACTGCGTAAATATTCTGCTCAACTAAAGATAAACTTTCATCTATTGAGTTTAGTTCTTGGTATTGCCCTACTGTTATTTTATATGACTGTGTATTGTCCATATCCTTTTTTGCTAAATTTATGCATTATTAAATACCTCAAAGCATCTATTGCGTGATTATAATCGTCAATAGGTACGTTAAGGCTATCTCCATTTTTATTTACTTTCCATTTATACTGCTCTAACTCTTTTATTAAGTTACGACTAGACGAATGTACATTAATTGCGTAACCTTTCAAAAGATTAATTCCAAACATAACAGAATCTTTACCCTTTTTTACTCCGTCTATTGTCCACCCATAACGCCTCAGCTCTTCAATACTTTTTGGCTCTGCTGAATCTGCAACTATTAAACTGCCTTTACTAACCCCTAACCCTAACATCCTATCACTTATATCTTTATTAGTTAAACCAGTTTCATAAATTAACTCTTTAACATATAGCTCTCCGTCTTGCATTCTTACCTCTATTAAACTCGTTGGGTCATTCGTAAAACCAAAGTCAATTCCGTAGCCTATTAGCTTCTTATCATTAAACCCTTCATTTAATATATACCATTTTTTAAAAATAAGTCCCTCTATGCGACCAGTAATTCCTCTGGCGTATACTTTCCAAAGGTCTAAATCTTTGCTTTTAAGGGCTTCTATCTTCTCTCTTATCTTATCACTTAAAAAAGGGTTGTGTCTATGGTCTGATATTATTAACTCAGCATTTGGCAAGGGTATTACTTTATCGTGTACCCAAAAGCTGGTATCTGGGTTGTAATCTATGTAAACTTGCTTTCTTGTTCTTAGACTCAACTGCTCAAATATATTGTAGGGTATACCGTTTGCCTCATTAACAAATAGGTAGTCCCTCTTACCACTCTTTGCATCTTGGTCATTATCATAACTATTAAACTCAATTATAGAGCCATTAAGGAAACTAAACACCCTATCACTCCTATTATAGAATGTTACTTGCTGTTTTATCGCCTCATCGCCGTTATGTATATCTATCGCATCTCTCAAAGCACCTACCTTTAAATTAGGTATATCTTGACCAACCACAGTAATAATACAAGTCTCTGAGATAGCCTTAGCAAATAACACTTGCAAAATAGCATAGGTCTTACCAGAGGATGTCCCACCTTGATTGACTACTATGTCTGCATTAGATACAAAGTTTTGGCGATATAGAGCAGAGGTACTAATCAACTATATCTTTCTCGTTTGACGCTAAAGGTATGCCAGTATCAATTATATTTATATCTAAGCTCTTATAAGTAGTTTCTTGCTGTATTTCTTGACGCTCAATGTAGCCTCGTTTCTTGCCTTTTGTTTTTAGGTAAAAAATAGTCCCAGCAGTATTCCCTTTTTTAATTTGTTTATGTAGTTGACTCTCTGCAAAGTCTAAAGCTATATTCTCTATATCCTCTACTGCCTCTTTATATATATCGTCTTGCTTTAGCCAAGTGTAATGTGTATTCCTACTTATTCCTACCGACTTACAAGCAGAGGTAACTATTCCTAACGACTTCTCTAAAGCCTCAAGCATTGCAGCCTTTTGTATGTCATTTTTTGTACTCATATATCTTTATTTAATAAATCTTTAAATTTATAAAAGGGGTTGTCTATGCAACTACTTAACTCTATATAAGATTTGTTCTCTTCTGGAAAAGTATGTATAGCTAAATGGCTTTCAGATAATAAATACAAAGCAGTAAAACCATAAGGGGTAAAATGATAATCTATATATTTTAAGACATTAAACCCAGATTCATTTAGTAGTTTTTCGTAAACCTCTTTTAACTTATTAGGGTCTGTTTCTTCCACCCAGTAACTATAATTATACATCTTCGCTATCATACTCTATACTGCTAAAATCTAATTCTTTGTAGTTGTCTTTTATTTTTTTAGTATCGCCTTTATAAAAAACTAATATGTTTTGATGGCACTTACCCACTTTTCTATTTTTCATAAATCTACCTACTCTTTGTGGCAATGTACCTAAAGAATCTACTAATATCATTTCATTATATAAAGACATTCCGTTTTCTATAAATATCTTTTTAATATGGTCTGGAAACCTATAATATGTGCCATCTTTTGCCCTTATGTCGCAAACTACTATAAAAGCAAATCTATTATTTTTTAAACACTTAATTGAGTCTGAAAAAGCATTATTTAATATTTGTAAAAAGTCATTATATTCTTTTTGGTTACTTGCATCTGTTGGCAAATCTGAATATACCTCAAGGTCAAAGTAAGGAGGGCAGCTAAATAATAAATCTTGGCTTTTTTCTTTTATGTGCTTCAAAACATTTTGCCCATCATCGCAAATGTATTTACTCTTACTGCCTTTAAGCCTATTGTTATTTAAGTCTGCTTGTTCTTTTCTAAGTTCTATGCCAGTAAAAGTATTTCCTAAAGCATCGCTAACATATCCAAAAACACTATCCCCAGCAAAGCAGTCAAAAGTTTGGCAATTATCTAAACCAAACCACCTATTAGATATTTCAGCCAATACTGGGTCTAAAATACTTACGCTACTCATTTTATTCATAACACTTTTAGTAGATGAAGACGAGTCGTGTAGTGTATTTTCTCTACTTTCGCCATTATCTCCTATTAAACCTTTCCAGTATCTTTTTCTATCTTGCCAGTATCCTTGCCTTGTGTCTAATACGCTAAAGGGTGGTACTACAAATTTATCTTCAAGTTTATTATATTCCTCTTTTTCGCCATCATCATCAAAAGGAAAACCCTCTAAGCCCCAATCTGCTAACTCCTCAGCATCCCACTCATTAGCTAACATATCCCAGTCGTGTTCTCCAAAGCCTACATTATCTGCTATAATAAATCTTCTTGCCTCTTCATCTGTTAAGTCCTCAGCTCTTTTTACCCACTCATCTGGCAGCTCAGTATATCCTAACTCTTTTAATGCTTTTAGTCGCATATTACCTCCTAAGACTATATTATCTTGGTTTATAACCATAGGACGCAAAGCCATCATTTTAGGAAACTCTTTAATAGATTTCTTTAACTTCTCAAACCTCTCGTCTTTTATAATACGAGGGTTATTAGGATTGCTTTTAATATCTGTTACTTTCATTTTAAATATTTATCGTATAATTTAACAACGTGTTTGTAGATGCACTTACCACAGCTTACATCTGGTCTATATCTAAAGTTTTCTTGGCATATCTCTGTAAACTCCTCATAAAATTTAGGGTCAAGTCTGCCTCCTTTCATATTATAAATGGCTCGTATTCTTGTTTCTAATTCCTCACTCATAATGATTGTATCCTTTTTTCGTTCTCTTTTGATAAATCGTGCTTTATTGTTACGTCCTCTTTTAGCTTTAAACCTAAATCAACTTGCATCGTATGGTTGCCTTTAATCTTCTTTATTGCAGCAGCCCAATCATTATTATATACCTTTAAGCTGTTTTTATTTGTTGCGAGTAATGTATAAGGGTCTATTGCCGATACCATTACTGGCTTGGCAAAATGTCCAGCCTCAATCATTTTAAGCTCAGATTTACAGCTATTAAATACATTATCTTGCAGAGGTATCACACATATTCCACAATCCTCATAATCCTTAGCGTATTCTTGTATATCACTTATTTGTACCTTAGTTCCTTTCATACGTTTTGGCAGCTTTGGGGTTTTAGCAAAAAAAGTTTCATTATCAAAAGCATTCCCTAATAATTTTAAATCTCTCAAATGGGTACTACCTCCAGAATAAAAGAACGTATCAAAGTCCAAAGACAAATCTTCGTAAGCGTATTGCTTTTCTAAAGGGTCTAAAGCATTCTTAATAATAACTATATTTTTATTGTAAGGTCTTATCTTATCAGCCAATATTGGTGTGGTTGTCCATATTAGGTCAGCTAGTTTTAAGTTCTTTATAACACACTTTGTTAGGTTAGTCTTTTTATAGTAGTAACTCATTGGGTGCTTATCGTCTAACTCCCAGTAATCGTCTATATCGCAAATAACTTTAATTCCTTTTGCTCTAAGTTTTAAGTACGTTTCCTCTGGCTGCATTAACCCAGATATATTTCTATTGTATACAACGTGAGTAACCCCATCAAGGTTATTAAAAAACTCATCGTCCTTATTTAAAAGCACTACTATTTCTATGCCATAATCTCGTTTCATCTTTGCAAACGGCATTAAAAGTCTGTGATAACTTACGCCATTTATGTTACGGATAATTACTGCTATTTTAATCTTATTTTCGTACATTATCTTAAATTCTTTTTTAGCTTTCTTATAGTCTGCTTTTAGCGTTCTATAACCTATTGAAGCTCCCTTGTGTATTTGTGTTAATGTTTCTCCGTTGCTGATTGCTCGAAGTATGTTCGCATAGTAGCTGTTCATTCTGTTAAGCACTTGCTCAACGTCTTGATGCTCTGAGTTGTCATTGTCAAAAAAAGGGTCTTTCTTATTGCATTTTTTTAGCCATTGGTTACGCATAACCATAGCAAAATATCCCTTTAAGTTTTCAAGTGGTGGTTTTTCTAGACATATTTCATACGCAATAGAAATAAGCTCCTCAGCCTCCACCTTGTCATTGGTAAGCCGAAGAGCATAATCTCTAATGCTTTGGTCAAAATAGACAGACTCTAGTTTCAAAAGGGGAGTCCGTCTGTGCTTTCTGCCATTACTGGCTCAGTTTTAGTTTCTGGCTTCCAAGTGTCTAACTCGACATAAGGTTTACCACTTTTGCCGATGTTAATTTTTAAGTTAACCCAGCCTTTGTCTGTGTGTTTTTGAATAAAGTTAATGGCATCCTCTGCTTTTAAGCTAAGGCTACCTACTACCCACTCTGGTGAATTAGGATTCATTTTAAACATAAATCCGTCTGCAAATACTTTTTCTGTTTTGTTCATAATTTATTTATTTTCGTTAATTATCATTGACAAAAGTACGGCATAATTAGCTAAATCTAAAACGCTATCCTCTATACTTTCATTGTTAGGCTCTTTATCTGTATTAATTAACACCCCTAATCTTGCAACTTTAGTAGCTATTAGGTTTAAGCAGTTAGTTCTGGCGTCTCCTCCAGCAATAGCTCCAGCTAATTTAAAGTTAGATAACCTATCTTCATTAGCGTAGTCATCTCCCTTGCTAAATAATGTCTTTCTCATCTCTCCAGTCATATAACCGAAGTGAGCCATTTGTTCTTTTTTAGTCATTTATTTCTTTATTTAATTTAACTTCTTGTAATTTCCATTCGTGACGTCTTGCGTGTGGTATTTTGTGCCTTGTCATTAGACGATTAAATAGCACATCTTTTTCAGCTATATTACCATAGACCTCTGAGCTAATTACTTTCTTAGCTCTCATTGCAGTTACTTGATATAATCCTTTCATAATTTATCGTGTTTTCTATGGCACTCTCTACACCTTACTTTAATGTTGTTCA